TGTGAAATACCCGGACCGTTCATCCAATCCGGTGTTCTCCTGATATTTTATTGTGATGCTCGGCACTCCTGATGAAATCCCCGATGTAACTGTGAACCATGAATTGTCATTGTATATTTTATATGCGTTTATGGATTCAAGACATTTTTCATCCAAAGTCATCACATATGTGCCTGAACCACTGCGAAGGCTTATGGGATTTTCAGCGTCGTCTCCATCGTCAAAATCAGGAAAAGGAAGCACATACGAGTTGACATCATTCACTTTTATGAATTCAACCTTGGTGAGATTGTTCTCATAGTTGAAGTCCGTCATCTTGTTTATCACCCACACGCATCCCCCGAAATAAAACATGGTGTGCATGACGGCATACGGATCTTCAATTCTCATCTTCGTCTCAACAAGTCTGGTATCGACACTGTAGAGATCGGCCAGATATTCATCAAGAAATGTTTTCCTTGAGATGGTGTTGATCTCAGAATAACCCAAATCCGGATACACATAGGTCTGTGCGGGCTTGCCGAAATCAAGAGACCAGTCCACTCTGTTTCCTATCTGCATCCTGTTGAATTTAGGGAATTCCGCCGATGTCGCATATGGACACACACCTGCCGCCCAGACCGGAAGAACGGTGTTTATCCAACATCTTTTTCCGTCTGTGAGATTTTCGAAACCTTCTATGTCATCGGTTATGTAATTCACGTTATATGCTATGTCATATGTGGAATAATCACTTATCTTGTCCCATCTCGGTGCCGTGTTTTTTCCCGTATAGAGAAGAAAGACATCTGAGCCGTCCACGGATTTGTTGTCGGTGTTGGAGAATACCGGTTTCGCTGCACCATCCATGTCCTTGTCCCCTTCCTGTGTTCCTTTTTTCATATATGCCGAAGCGAGAGTCATGGTTATCTTCGCATACACGGCAGGATGCAGATCACCTATAACAAGAGTGTCTTCCGTGTTGTTCTTGTTCCAGAGTGTGTATTTGATATCATTCTGTTTCAACCATGACGGCATGATTTCATATGTCCTGTCAAGATTGTCCACCTTGTCATCATATACCAGCTGATATGTCGAGAAATACGGTCCGGACCTTCTCACATCCACCGTGTTCTTCATTATCTGGTTTGACGGCACGGTCTTTGAAGAGTTGTCGAATTCCCATCCGGTGTCTATACCGTACACACCATAATCTTCTCCCGTCTTCTTCTTGTATTCTCCGCTAATCCTGTCTTCACCCTCCTTCCAGTCATATTTTAGTGTCCTGAAAGAGAAAGCCAATGGGGTTATCTTGATATCGGACATGTCTATCTTTCCGGAGATGTCTTTCAAGTCGGAACTGTAAAAACTGTATCTCGGTGTTATTTTCAACGTCCTTGTAAACGGATCATAATCATACCAGAGCGAAAATGACTTGGTATATGAGATGAGATATTCATAAGGTGTCTTTGAACTGCCGAACAAAGTCTTGTGGTTTATGGTGTCTCCAGATTTCACATCTTCATTATTCTCATACAACATGGGAAGTGTTATCCAGATGTCATTCCAGTATGGGTTGTCATCGTGAAACCATGATTTGTCCAGATCCATGGTGAAACGTGGTTCAACCTTTTCTTTCAAATAGTTCTCTATCATCTTGAAAAGGAACTTCATCGAAAATACAGGACGTTGCATCCAACACCTGTGATCACCTACTTCCCATTCATCCATCCCGTCCCCCGTTTCAATCAGTCCCCACCTGTTTCCGTATTCATCTGCCCATGTGATGTAGTCCCCCGATGCAGTGATAAGATAATTGTGTTCTATGTCCCCGATCCATATGTCGGTCATCACCCCCGGCTTCGCGGGAAGTGAATTGCCACAATAAACCGCTATCTTTCTGTTGTCGAAACCATCAAGTTCAGGAAGTCCATTATAGCAGGGTGCGAAATTGATGTAATCCCACTTTGAGTATCCTGTCCTGTCCCCATTGATCCTGTCCCACGCGGATTTGACCGTACTCCTGCTTATGGTGAAGTCGAGATCCACCCAGTCATATGAAACTATGTCATATAACGTTATTTTGTTTCCGTCGCTGTCATATTGCAGATTATACATGAAATCCCCCAGACCCCCATAGAGAGAGATCTGAAACTCCCTGTATTCTCCCTGTCCAGTTATCTTCGTCAGTTTCAAATAACCCCTTTCAAGCAAATTTCCATTTGAATATATTTCAAACTGTGTTCTTTTTGACGGATTGAAAGTCTGGGTGTTCTGGTGATAATCGAACCTGTATATCTCATTGAATATCTTACAGTTATTCTTTGTGCCAGGGAGTGTGACAGACTTCGTGTATGAATTCTTCACTGCGGTGGGATCACTGTAATCACTCTGTTGATAGGTGAACAAAATCAAACTGTCATCCTTTATGTCCGCTCTTTGATTGTTGATATAAAGTTCCTGTTTCATGTCATCTCAATTTTATGTGGCTCTCCTTGAATTGGAGTTCGTATTGTATCAGTTTTCTGCCGTTCCTGAAAGTCTTCTCATCCCAGGAGGTTGAAGTGAGATAGACAGGGATGAGTGTCCTTGAAGTGTCGGTGAAATCCTGAAAATAAATGACGGGTGATGCAAACAGATTGTCATACATCAGTCTGGACTGTTCATCCGACAACCATCCTGTAACAGTGGAATATGTTGTGGATATTGACTTTATTAAATATTGTTTGTCAAAGTCCTGTGAAAAATAGTCAGTGCCGGTAGACCATTCCTGCCTGTCTATGTCCTGTTTCCTGTTTATGGGATATTCAAACAGAAATGTGTCCCAACCCCCCAGAGAATTGACATATGTGAGAGCGCCATATCCACATCTCTCATCTTCCGGTTTCCATTCCATCACCTTCGCATCCCCATTGGTAATATAATATTTCGTTATGCCAGATGAAACCGCATCTCCCATACAAAGGGTGGATATGAAATAATCCTGACTATATGGTATTTCAATTTCATGATCACCATCTCCGTCAACATAGTGATAAACCCAGCTGTTCAGGTCAGTGCTTTCAAAAAATGAGACAGTGAGATGTTCCCGTACATCCCAGTGAAAATTGATGGGACGTGAGACTATACCACCAGATGTCGATATAGAATTCATGGTGTCATATGAATAAGACCAGTCATACCAGACGTCCATCTCATATCTCGGTTCAGTCTCTTCACCTGCGTAAATGCTGAAAGTCTTGTTTTGTGTAACAGCATTGACAGTTGATCCATTGTTGTTCCATGTGAAATACGGAGACAAGTGGTTCATCAGGATGGATTTCAAATGTATTTCCGTTTCAGGATCATCATTAGGAGACTTCACATAGCCCGAATATATCACATTACCCCCGTCATCTTTCACCGTATATGCACCTTCCGGCATTGTGAAACCCCTGTCATACCATATGGGATATTTTACTTTTGTAGTAGCCATAGTGTTTGATTTGTCTGTAATATATAAGAAATTACCTGTGCAGTTTCAGGATGAGATCAACATTCTCCAATATGTCATCATAGCAGGCCTGTTCTATTTTGTCGGACCAATATGATTTGTCGGTGTCCAAAGACCTTGATAAGAAGAATGTGGGTGTTGCCTTTGTTCCATCTCTCCCTATCGCACGAGAAATGAGAAATGCAAGCTGTTTCTTTGTGGGCAACTTTCCTTTTGCAGTGGGATAAGGTGTGATATGTCTGATGTCAATCCACTTCTCAATTGCGGAGATAGGTGGCATCTTACCTGCCTTTCTGCCATATTCTGCATATTTCCAATAGGACTCTGCTTTGAAGATTATATTGTAGTAATTCCCGTCAATATCGACAGTGAAAGAAATGTTGTCTTTGAGTTTATAGTAATCTGGCATATTCTTCCTTGAAGTGTCCAGAAGATACATGCTGTAGTCTTCAAGTGTTTTTTGTAAATGTGTAAATGTCATCTCTGTCTCAATTTTTTTATATAATCCTGTTCTTTCTTATCATATGCAATAGAAAATGACACGACATTGAAGAAATAGTAGACATTGACATCATAAACATCAGACCATCTCTCCTTTGTCATATCACTGTATCTTTTTATGAGGCTGAGATATGAAAATCCATCAAACTGTCTATCTTCTTTCTCAACTCCACCGTCATTTTCTCCATCTCCTGTCTCTCCCTCCCCTTCAACTTCTTCACCATTTTGATCGAATACCGAAGGGAAAGATATAATGATTTGATGTATCCGATCAGAATAAAATTTAGCAGAGACTGTATGTCAATCCACAGCATATTCTCCCTTATCAGTCTCTGGATTTCCTTGATGTCATAACCATCATTGTATTTTTGACCATCAGGAACCAGAAATATTGAGAGTATCTTGTCATAGTTATCCCTGAAAGGAAGTGTGATGAAATTTTGATAGTCGATAAAAGCAGCAACACACATTTCTTCCGCATTCACAACCTTACATTTATACTCACCAAGTTTTATATAATTAGGTTTGTAATTCTTTCTCAACTTGAATTCATTTAGAAAGTCAAGCTGTGCAATCTTTCTTGTTGCCTCATTGACAGGGAGATTATAGAAGTCATTCAAGTCCATATCTTCAATTGCACAACACAGTCTTGCCTGTTTGTCCATGTCAGTTATAGTGTCATCATAGAGAATGTCATAAATCTCCCAATATTTCTCCCCTGTAATGTGATCCCAACTGTATGGGGACATCCTGTAGGGTGTGTCTATCTTATTCTTCTTCATATGTTTATCTTATTTTATGTGAATGTCCTATCATATATGTGCCCTGACTTCCATCAAAGTTCTTACAAGCCATAGCCATTGCCATCACAGTGTCATCATGACTGTTTGATGCCTTTGTGTCAGCAGCATATGTGTAATTCCCTTTTGAAAGTGGAACACAAATGAATATATTGAGTTCATAATCCTGTTGTTTGTCATTGAGAAGAGTGATTTCCTTTCTGCCCATCAATTTCACCAGATTTTCTATAATCTCTTTCTTTGATGTGTTTGTGGTGGTGAACTCCTTGATGATGGATGGATTTCTCAACATTTTTCTCAACAGACTGATATAAATTGACCCCATAGAATTTGTCTCACAGTATATTGACTGAAAAGTAGGGTGTGTGTTTATGAATTCTGCCATTTGTTCAACCCTTTTCACAGGATCCTTCTCATCCCTATCATACCATATACTGCACTGTTCCTTACATTTGTTGAAACAGGATATAACTGTGGCATCATTTCCTGTGGTGGAGAAGTCAATACCGCCATATACAGGATTGAGATCATCAGGCAAATGATAAAGACTCTGGTAATCACCAAACAGTCCCTCATTGTTATCACTGAACAATCCCAGTATCTCATTCTTGAATTTCTCCGGTGTCATTATTGACCTGTATGTTTCTATCTGTTCCTGTGAGATAAAGAAAGAATTGTCAAAGTCATTCACGTCAAGAAATTTGAAACCATTCTCACCTTTCATAGCCTTCACATACCACTCATAGAAAGTCCCTGATTTTCTTCGGGGTGTTGATACCATAATTATAGGAGATTTTGACACAGTAATATAAGGCAACAACAGAGATATGGTATCATCCTTGATAAATGCAGCCTCATCGATAAATAAACCACCATTCTTCACTGTATAACCACGAAGATTATCACCCATTTCCGCTGACTTGAAACCAATCTCACTGCCATTCTTGAACCTTATCTCACATGTGGTCTCATTCATCTTGTCAGTCAAAGGAGAATTACCTATCAGTTTCTTTATGTCATTGAAGACCTTTCTGCCCTGATTGTTTGTCGGTGAAATGAAATAACTCACAGAACCTGAATTGTTGAATGCATAGTATAGTATGGCCTGTTCAAGAATTGTTGACTTTCCTTTTTGCCTTGATGCCTTGATTATGAACTTGTCATTAGGTTTGAGATCAAGAAACATATCAACAAACTCCTTCTGCCATCCTATGCATTTTATGGAACTTATTGATATCTTCATACTTACTTGTCAAATGAGAACTTTATATTCAGGTCTGTTGATGTCTTCTCTTCTCCCACTTTACAGATTTTAGACAACAGTTCAAGTGCCTTCAATCTGTTTCTCCTGTCATCATCATTTATTGTGTCATCTATGGTGGAGATAAGGACATTGTAGATATAGGTTGCAGCATCATCACTCAAATCCTGCAAAGACTTGTTCAGCTGTGCACCTATCTCATTCACATTATTTATAGCAGTTGAAGAAGCCAGACCATATTTCTCTTCAAGCTGTGCTGCAATCCATTTTCTTGAATGACCTTTTCTCAACTGCTTGATTATGAACAATTCTCTTTGTTTCAATTCATCCTTTGTGCTTCCCATATTACTCCTCCTTCTTTTCTTTTGTCTCCCTTGTTTCCTTCTCCATATAATAAATCTTTCCCAGTCTTGTGATGAGATCCAACTGACAAGTTCCACAATTATAGTTCATATTGTGGGTTTTTCCTGTCTCATTCTCATATATCCTGTTCATTTCCTCCAATACAGACCTTGACAGATTTCTTGCAAAGTTTGATCTTGTGGCAGTGTAGAACCTGTCCTCATATTGTGATAAATATTTATAATCCTTGTTTGTCATAGTAAATTATGTATTTTGTTGAGTATAAAATTGATAAAGTCCTTGATAGTGTATATAAAGTCCTTGATTTCAGGTGTGAGAATTGAGACAATCAACAGATATGCCGTCATAAACAATGTGAACTGTCCTGTGATCATCAAATAAATCAGTCCTGTCCAGAAAGTCATACAGAGAGAGCAACTGAATGGCTTTGGAATTCTCACCTCACCCCTCTGTATTTTCAGCCATTTCTTCAACAAGACCTCCATTTCCTGCACAAATCCTGACAAATCAATTATGCAGACACAGATAATTGCAATAAAAAGTATGTCAATCATATCACTTCCTCCCTTATTTTCTTTATCTTCAAATATATGGTGGTTGCAGAACAGTTCAGGAAATCTGCCACCTTTGCATAACTACCCAGATCAAGATATAACAGAAGTATATACCTGTCCGCTGTTGAAAGTCTTGATATTCTCTCTTTCAATAAATATAGTTTCTCGTTGTCATTCATTTTGTCAGGAGCCAGAAACTCAAATTCAAGTTCATCTATGTCAATTTCTTTCATTCGGTTATGGTGTCTTTTATATTGTCGGTGAGTTCGGACTTTCTCTCATCCCACCTTATGTATGTCTGGTAGTAAGGTGAGTTTCTTGAAAAAAGATTGTTCCTCACCATTCTCACTATGAAGTAGTTGAGTTCATTCTTCTCATACAGTCCCTCAATAAGTTCAGGTGATTTTTCAAGCAGTGAAAGATAAATGTCCTGTGCAAGTTCATCAGTGTATGGAAATGTCTTCTTTGAAATGTTGTCCACAATCTCCTCCACCGTCCTGTTTCTTGCCAGTTCTTCTACGATCTCAAAATGTGTCATCTCACTTTTCTGTTTCCTTGTATATAAAGATTTCCTGCATCAGTATGAATACCAAATATGTAATCAGGGAACAGCGAAGACAGTCTGGACAGTTCTGTGATGAGATTGCCTGTGAATGAATAGTAGTCTATGGTTATGTTCATAGGTGTGGTATATGTGCCCTGATATGAAGTTGAATTGCCTGAATAGATGTTCACCCAATGTCCCTGTGCAACTGACAATAAAATCCTGTCCCTGTATTTCTTCTCATCATAGTATTTTCTGCAATTGTCCCTGTGGTTCATCCATTGAAGATTGTCTATTGAATTGTTTGACTTGTCATTATTTATATGATCAACATCAGTATAAGAATAAGGATTTGGTATGAATGTCTTTGCAACAAGTCTATGGACAGGGAAACAATGTCTATGATTGTTCTTCCACAGACAGACCACTTCATATCCGGAATTGTTTATGCAGGTGTAGAGTATTGTGCCACCCTGTCTTATTCTCCCCTCAGTGGATGCCTCATAGTTAGGGAAGCCCGGAATTGATTTCCATATTTCAAGTTTTTTCATTTGAATAGTTTTATTATATATACAGTATTTATGAAAAAAAAACAGGACAGTCAAGAACAGACCATCCTGCAAAACTGAAATGTTTTTATATTTGAATTGAAAAGAAATAATTTGAACAATGTAAATATAACAAAGTCTATATTTCTTCTATCTCAAAATTGTCTTTGTCAGTTGAGACAGACATAAAACGTGAAAGAAAATCATAGATTTCTTTTTTCAACTCTTTTCCACATGTCATTCCTTTTATCTGGAAGAAATCAACAGTGTCTCCATCAAATCCCAGATATAGGTGTACGTCTCCCAGATGAATTACAAACAAATCCTCCGCGAAATTCTCGATTTCATAGTCTCGACTGAAAATCTTGTCAAAATCTATGATGAAATCCAATAGTTCTGTCGTTATTTTCATAATGTTAATAATTTAAAAATTCAACATTACCTGTTTTATAATAATCATATCTCCCTATCTGGTCATTCACATAGAGAAGAAGTCTCTCACAGTGGTTTATTGCATTGTCTCTCTCACAGTCATACACTCCATATAACTTGAAATCAACTGTCCTGCCATTCACCTCACCTGCAAATCCAATGCACCTTCCATCAATAGGGTCTGTATATCTTATATTGAAACAACCCACTTTATGTTTGTCTTCACTGATAACAAACCTGTCTATGACCATTCCGGGAAATTGAATGTTCCCGATAGCATTACATAAATCAACTGTCTTCATAAAATTATTGTTTTTATTTTTACTTCTGCAAAGGTAATACGGATTTTCGACATATGCAAGAGTTTTCAAAAAAAAATGCAGAAAATTTGAATTCCTGCATTTATTGAATATGAAAAGTTATTTTATTCTGTCTATACTGTCTCTGTGGTGATGGTCAAACCTGAAATAGTCCATCCCTTGTTGTTCACACAGTCATCAACCAGAGTTTGAAGTTCATTGTTCTGGTCCTGCATGGTGGAATTGAATGTGAATGACTTTGCCGTGTCAGGAACTGTGGTGTTTGACATTGCGGTAAGGAAAGACTTTATGCTCTCATAGTCAAGATTAGGACAATATGTGAGAAATCCAGTGTCCCAAGTGCAGTTTATATAGTCCTCCATGATGAAATGGGTGAGATTGGTCATTTCAACAGTGAAAATATTGCCGTTGTTGTATGTCCCCCTGTACGAGAAACCTGCAACACTTTCAAGTGCAGTGTCGTTCTGGAACATCTTGTTGTTATTTGCGGTGTCAGCCAGATGTATCCTGCCGACTTTCTTCAAATTTGGACATTCGGCGAAAAGGTAATTGGCAGCTGTGCAATTGTTCGCGATGACATTACCTATCTCCTCTATCCCCGTGGCCTCGTAGAAACCCACCAGTCTCGTTGCAGATGAGAAATCAAACTCCGGAATATACTTCAAGGATGTGCAGTTATAAAAACAATTCTGAAGATTTAGCATAGTGGAAAAATCAATCTTTGGCACTATGGTCAGGGAAGAACACCCCTGAAACATACTGATACAGTTGGTGACACTCGAACCGAAAGAAAATACAGGGATGACTTCGAGTGAAGAACACCCGTCAAACATTAAGTTCATGTCTGTGACCGTGGCAGGGATGTTGAAGGCAGGGAAAGTCTTCAATGATGTGCAGCCCTGAAACATTGCATTGAGTGTGGTATACCCTTGGGTTTCAAAATCCTGGTTCTTCGGGTACTGGAGTGATTTGTCATCCTTGTATGAATTTGATTCCGCTATGTTCTTGTCGTAGTCAGAAACCAGATGGTCTGTGTTCTCGTAGTCCATCCAAGTGCAAAGGGACTGATAATTTGAAATCTGGTCAGTGGTCCACCCGAGTGCGGTAAGACCTTCGGTGTCTACGGATCCATTCCACTGGTTAGGTATCCTGTAAGCTGAAACTTTCTCCGGCACACTCACGAACACCGTCAAAGTGGAAAAACCATCCAGATTCTTGTCGGATGCATTAACCTGATACTTACCATTAGCGGAAGTAGTGAAAGTCCCCGTACCTATATTCTTCTCCGGCACATTCACGTCAACCACACAGTTGATCATGGCGTCATATCCTGTATCCGGTGTAATTGCATGACTTCCATTTGCAGTTATTGTCTGTTCAACCGTATCCTGAACAGGCGCATGGGAAACAACAACCTTTGACATTCCATCATATCCTGTGTCTGGAACGATATCAATCTGTGTCTCCGTAAGAAGCATTTCAGCGGTCTTCTCCTGAAGTTTTGCACTGCCACCACCTTGTGTCCCAGATAAATCAATCTTTGCTAAGCTTATAAACATATGTAAAAGAATTCTTTCTTGTCAAATATAATTCAGTCCATAGTCATAAATCACAGATAGAGTGAAGTCAAATCCTCATATGTGTTCCTGTATTTACCCAGATGCTTGTCATAGACCTGATGCATTCTCAAAATCTGGTTTGTCTTCTTATATGGCAGTGAAACATGACACCAATTTGGACATTCATCAGTTCCACCCTCCCATATGCACTGACCAATTGTGATCTCACCCGACTTGACCATAGAGACAATGCAGTCAAACAGATCTTTATTTGTCAGGGATTTATTGAAAATTTGAATATCAGCAGCCTGAGCATAAAGATGTTGACTATATTTGCTCCCACCGATAAGGGAATTCAATTTCTCACACCTAAATCCTGAACTTATATATAAAGGTGTGTTGAGTTTCTCCCTAATGGGTTCCAGAATGTTGTTGCACAGGAGTTTGAGATTTTCTATTTGCTCAGGTGATGGTGTGTTCTTTATCCCATGTTGTCTTGCAGTTGATGATGAAATGAGTTCTTCAAGGGTGAAATGAGTTGAGAGTTGCATAAGTTTTTCTTATAGTATACAGTATTTATGAAAAAAGAGAGAGACTTTATTCTCTCTCTTTATCAATATCAACTGTTATATTTCCTTTGCTCAAATGTGCACCTGTGCCTTTCTCTATTGCCCTGTATATAATCCATAGGACACCAAAGATTTCAAGTTCTCCCACTGCCGCAAGGACAGATGAATTTATTTCTCCTATAGGTGGAATTACAAATGAAACTGCAATAAGTATGACGGAGCTGATAGTCAAGAACTTCAACCAAAAACTATTTCTCCATTTCTCCTTGATTATCTCTCCCATAACAAAAAACTTATACTTATTTATCAGTTACGGTCACAGGAACATCAAACTTCAGGAATGTCCCCACAGGAATGTTTGAGATAACCACATTGTTCTCCTGAATTGCATCTGACCATTGAGTATATGTATTTCCATCTACCGAAAATAAAAGATGTGCAGGTGTGGTTTCAGTCAGTGCACATATCTTGTCAGCAGTGGTCTGGAATGGTGTATTTGCTGGTATAGTCTTCATAGTCAATTAGTTTTGTTCTTTATTCATTTCTTCTTCTTCTTTTCTGTGCTTCTCATCAAGGAATTCTTCAAGCTCCTTATGAAGTCTTGCACTCTCATCATCAGTAATGCAGTGGAATTTTGTGGTGTCTGCATTCAAACCTACATATGCTATAGTGAAGTCATTGAAGTCCTCTATGCTGTCACCCTCATTCCAAGAAGTGATTTTATGTCCCTTTACACATTGAAGTGTGATAAACTTTCCGTTATTTGTGATCTGTATTTCCTGTTCCATAAAAACTATAACTTTACCTGTAATATATAATTGTGGGTGAAAATGTAAATTGTCAAAATGTCAGGTGAGACTGTCAAAATGTCATATGGTCTGTTTAGTGATTATGGTGGGTTTTTAGACACTTATAGGAGTGAAAGGTAGGATTATACCAGTAAGGGTCTATAAGTTGATTTTAGACCACCCCATCCATCAAATAAGGGACTTCCAGTAACAGGGTTTTATTGAATGTGTTTGAGACTTGACAAAAGAACTCCCACAGAGTCAACAATATCATCAACAGGTTTGAGTTTATTCTCATTGATCATATAACTTTGAAGAAACCACCATAATGAATTCTCTTCTATATAAGGTATGTCTGGCCTGTTCTCAATAAATGAATGAATTTGTGTCATCTTGTCTGCATTGCCTTTACCGGACAGTGCCATTTTGCCTTGACTGGGTGAGATGACATACAAAGGATAACCATATTTCTTTATCTGTGAGCGGAGAATGGACTGATAGGAGACAAGATCAATATAGCTTGCGGAATGTGATGCGAAACTATACCCTTCAATAGCTACTATGTCGGGGTGAAATTCATTGATCTTGTGGATTATGAGATTAGACAGGGACATTGCATCAAGGACTTTTGTCTCCTCTGTGGTCTGGTAGGTGGATTTGTCTATGGAACGGACATAAGGGACTATGGTTATATAAGGTGAGATTGATCTGTGTGTCTGGAATTTCTTTGATGTCTCATATGAGTGATAGGTAGGGACAGCAGTGAATGAGACGAAGTCATAGGTGTGGGTGGTTGAATTATAGTTGGTTATGGCTGGACTGACAAGTGAAAAGTCTATACTGGTTATTTTCATAGCAAGTTCTTTATTTTATGTATTTATAAAGATAACAGAGAAGTGAGAGACATCCCTGTATGAGACACCCTGTATGAGACACCCTGTATTTAGTGATTATGGTGGGTTTTTAGACACTTATAGGAGTGAAATGTAGGATTATACCAGTCAAGGTCTATAAGTTGATTTTAGACCACCCCATCCATCAAATAACAGTCTTTCTTTGAATAACAGAAATGAGTTGAATAACAGACTTTTTGCTTATGAAATAAAGATCAGGAACAAAATATAATTCTCTATAACAGAGAAGTGAGGGACACCCTGTATTTCATAACCATAGTGGGTTTATTTGAGCTTATAAGGGTGGGGTGGTATAATTATAGGTTGAATAAGAGAAAGTGTCTGTAATACCCTTATATGAGTGAAATAACAGGAATTATAGATTGTTGTTTGTCTTTTATAACAGAAGTGAGAGACAGTCTTTCTTTGAATAACAGAAGTGAGTTGATAAAAAAAAACAGGATAAGGGCTTGGGGGATCTTATCCTGTATAAAGACTTCCATAGTAGTCTTTTTACTTATGAGCATCTATTATATATAAAAATCTTTCTTTTTATAAAATAAACTTTTCTATAACAGACTATGAAAGACTTTTACATCAAATTCTTATACAACAAGTTCAATAAGATACAATCCTTATGTAGGTGAGCGAAGCGAACAAACTCCGTAGGAGCGGAATAAGGATTGTCCTTTGACCTTTATGGTCATTACATAGAATTCTCTATAAGTATAACATCATTCTTATCAGTCTATATAAGAGAATTCTGTATAACACCTTTTTTATTTAGTATAACACTATATGATACAGTGAAAGACTATCCATTCAAAGAACAGACAGTCTCTTATACCTTACACTTCTGGCCTCGCCTCGCATGCGCGATTATCTAATATTTCTCTTTTTCCGTTTATATGTTTCTGTTGTGTTAGCGAAGCAGCGAAGCAGCTAAGCGGTGAGATTGAACGTAGTGAAATCTCAAACACAAGCAGAAACCTCTTGGACTTTATGTCCTAACATTCTTTTTATCAATAAATTTATTTATAAAGAACTTATTTATATTATTCTTTTTTATTTCTTTATATAATATCTTTATCTACGAATTGGACACAGAAATCCCATAGAGTTTTTGAAGAAAATTTCTAAATCCAGTCTCACCCGGACTTTCAAAAGGACTTGTTATCCTTTCTCTTTCTCCTTCCACAGAACTCATTCTCGTTTCAATACACACAATGGTCTTGATTATTCCCGCATAGCCTTATCAGGTGCTATGATCTCACTCCCCCTTAGCTCATAAACTCAGCCGGTGAGACAGTGTGTATTTCATAGAACTTTATAAACTGTGGATTTCTGGCCCCGATAATGTCCCTATGGTTTCATTTACGGCAAAAACAGGTTCTAAACTTTTTCATCGTGATTTCCCTGTTTGAGTAAGGTTTATGACCTTGCCAGCAGTTTTTTACTTACTTATATACAAAAAGTGTGCCAAACTTTCTTGACAGTCTTTTCATATTCTACATATAAATATAACAAACATCAAAATCATAAAATGTCCATCACTTTATTTATGGTTGTTGTTTTTTTTTACATTTTTTTAGACTTACAGAAGAAGATTTCAGATAAAGTTCCTTCAAATCATTGTATATTTCAGGATATTTTGATTTCAGATTGTTATTTTGCAGTTCCTTGTATATTTCAGGATATTTTGATTTCAGATCATTTTGATTCACTTTATATACAAGTTTTTGTGAGGATATTTTAATTACATAATCCAATTCTTCTGTGTATATCATTACCTTTCCATTTCTTGTCATATACTTCATAAAGAATTCATTGAATTCCCTGTCCTTCTTCTTTATCTCCACCCACTTGTGAATGAGATCACTTATAGTCTTTTCTGTAATTTCCATATAAAATAAACTTATTACTATATATTTATGTGAGATCATTTTTCATTTTTTTTTTTGATCCCATACATTTATAAAGATAATTATACATATTACTAAATTTTTATTATATTCAAAACAAAAAAGTTCAATCTTTCTACTCCGGCACTCCACTTCCGTTTCGAAAAGACTGAACTTGTATATTTCTCATTGATCATCTGTCATATTGTGGAGTGAGACATCAAATCAATCATTATTCTTCATATATGACACTGCAATAACTGTGCCATACTATATTTATGAGAGTTCAAATTTCATTTTTTTTTTTGATCCCATACATTTATAAAGATAACAAAGATTTTTCATATTTCTTTCCCTTTTCTGTCGTGAGATACAAAAGGGATTTTTATATTTTCACATAAATACACTATGGACATCAATATATGGTTGAAGAAATAAACAGACAATACACTGAATGGCAGAAGGAGTTGTCCATAAGGGAGATGAGACTGAGACCATCTTACTTTATTAAGAAGGACAATGACAAACTTGACTTTCTGCTTGACTGCATAGGGATAAAAATGAAAACACTGCACAGAAAATGAAGAAACTGATTATATTGATTTTGATGTTGTTCTCCGTCTCGTGTGGAACTGTGAAGTATGTCCCTGTGGAGAATAAGGAGACAGTGAATGTGAGGGACAGTGTGGTGTTGAGGGACAGTGTGGTGGTGTCCTATATAAATAAAGAGAGAGTGGTTGATGTGGTTCCGGCTTATGACACACTGGTCTTGAATTCTACATATGCAAAATCTATTTCTTTTGTCGATACTCTCACACACACATTGAAAGGCACACTGACACAGAAGGACACCATACCTGTGAAGAGCAGGATTGTGTATAAGGACAGGATTGTGTATAAGGACAGGATCATAAATAAGGAAATACCTGTTGAAGTTGAGAAACCTGTGAGATACATTCCCAAGTGGGTGTGGTATAGTCTGGGTGTCAATTTATTGATTTTGTTATATTTGATAATGAAGTTCAAAAACTTTTTTTCATAATTTTATTGTTTTATTTTTTGTATATGAAAAAAGAGAAGCCGTGATGGTCTCTCTTTTTTGTTTTATATATGTGTGTGGGATTATGCAGAGATGGTCAATCCAGAAACTGTCCATCCCTTTTCAGTGCAAGAAACAACAAGATTGGTCAGTTCATTGTTCTGATCTTGAATTGTCCTCTTAAAAAATACTGTCTTTGGGTTTGTGTTTGTTGTCTTTGAGCAGGCAGTAAGGATTGATTTTATACTGTCAAAGGTGAGTTCCGGGCAGTAATCGAAATCTATCCTGTAATTTATTGAACCTGTAAATGTGATGTCAGTCAAGGAAGTGCATTTCAAGAACATACATTGATTATCTTGTGATGAAGTCAAGTCAAGACCACCTATCTCTTTCAATTTTTTGCAGTTCTCAAACATATTGCTATAAAATTTTCCTTTCTTTCCATACAGTTCTCCCACTCTTAACAAATTATCACACTGATAAAAGGCATATTCGAAACCTGTGCATTCGGTCAGTGAAAGAGAAGGAAATGACTGTATTGTCTTACATGACCGACAGATACTTGATATCTCCTCTATTTTAGTAGGATTTCCGACAAAGTACACATATTCAAGTTCCGTGCAGTTCTCAAACATACTCCCTAGAGTTGTTGCGGATGTTATATTAAACTGTGGAGGTTCTTTCAAACTGGTGCAGTCTTTGAACATGTCATTGAAAGTCTGCACATTTATAGTGTTGAACTGCGGCACGGAAATTAATGAACTGCAACCTTTGAACATACAATATAAATCTATGGCATGACCCGTATCAAATGAAGGAACAGATATGAGTTTTTTACAGTCATTAAACATCCAACTAAAATTAGTTACTCCTGACGTGTCAAAAGCAGGGACATATCTCAAATTTGAACAACCATTAAAAGTATAAAATAGTGTGGTTCCGTCTATTTCATATAAAGGAACTGATATGAGACTTGTGCAATTATTAAACATACCAGTTCTCAATTTTATGATTGAAGAATATTTAGGGTATTTCATTTCTGTGTCATTGGAATAACCGGCCTTTATATCAAGGGATTTGTCATAGGTCGAAACAAACATATCAGGACTCTTCCACTTATACCACCTGACATTATTTTTCAGTTCATTTATATTATTTTGAGACCATCCAAGTTCAGTGAGACCATTTTCATCAACCACACCTGTCCACTGACTGTTTGATGTTGAAGTATCCGACACATTCACTATAATCGAAACATATTCAATCCCTGTATAACCTGCATCATGACCATAATTGTATGTTCCATTTTCAGTTATATTCCATGTCTTATCCTGATTGTGAACTCCTTCAAGAGTGCCTTCAACACCCAGAATATTCACGCCTGACTTTATGTTTTCAGGAGTTATATCACTGTCTATGGAGGCATCTACTCCCTTAACTGTAATCTTGTCATAACCATCAAAACCATCTGGTGCAATTATCTGTTCAGTTGTCTCTGGAGTAATTTCTGTTTCTCTCAAATCAGGGACAGAAGAAGGAACATTGACAGTTATTTCACCCCCGTTATACTCACCGTCAATTATATAGGTGTTGTTCTCCACATATCTTCTCACAAGTTTTTCAGTAGGGTGTATGTCAGTGGTTATATTTACCTTGTTATAGACAGTCCCATCATCAGGAGTAAAGACATATGCATTGTTTTCAGTCAGTGTCTTTGCCAGTTCAGTCTCTGGTTTTTGATCAGCAGGCACATTCACCTCAACAGACTTATAACCATCTTCTCTGGTATATGTGCCATTTTCAGTGATTTCTATGTCTGTCAGTTTGTCCTTCTGCTGCTGAATTCCTTCTGCCTTTCCCTCTGTCTTGCCTGCACTATAACCCTGATCATAGTAAGACTGGGTATCAACATCCACATTCACATCCACATTTCCCAGACCTGAATAACCCTTGTCAAATCTCACATTATATTGTCCGTTCTTTGTGATATTCAGTGCCTTGTCCTGCAACTTTGCCACATCCACATTCAAATGAACAGATGAGAAACCAAGACCTGTAGGAATATAGTTATACTCACCATTTGCCACAATATTGACATTGAGTTCCTCCTTTGAGAAATCATCAGTGCATTCTCCCACAGGCACTGTTATATTCAGTTCAACATATGCACCTGCCGCTTCCGCAAGAAATCTTTGAGTGAATGTGTTATATGCACCCATAGAAGTGTCAAGATTGTGATTTTCAAGTGCATAGACTATATTGTCAATCACCTGTATGGCAGTGGACTGGACTTCTATTTCATTTGATTTGTCCTCATTCAGTCTGTCTGCATACCCCAGATAAAAAGAATATGAGATGAAGTCATTATCTCTCCTGTGTGTTATCTGTTGAAGAATAATTGCAGAATATTTTGCATCGGATGAGTTCAAGTCAATAAACTCATTAACGAAACTGTGTATGTTAGGTTGTGCCAGTGAAATGGACTTTATCGTATTTGTGATTTGTAAAAGTGTCATAGTGAAATGATTATGTTTATTGAGTGATAGTGAGACCTGAAACTGTCCATCCCTTTTCAGTGCAAGAAGCAACAAGATCGGTGAGTTCATTGTTCTGATCTTGAATTGTCCTGTCGAATGAGAATGTCTTTTTTTTATCGGGGTTAGAACATTTTGACATTGCAACAAGAAATCCTTTGATAGTGTTATAGTCAAGTAATGGTAAGTATCCAGGTGAATTTTCAGTCCATGAAAATGATATACTACCTGTTATATCTATATGTTCCATTTTAGCATTCTGTGGATAAAACATATAAAACATTCTGTAAGGCGAATATGTTACGGATGAAAAATCCAGTGTTGATATGGTTTTTAGTTCATAATCATTTGAAAAAGTCTGATTGAATGATGTTATATTCTCTGTGTGTAGTCCAGTAACAGTCTGCAACAAATCGCACTGATAAAATGTATTACTCATACTTTTTACATCATTACCATATACAAAATTGATATGTGTCAATTTTGTATTCTGAAATAAATTATCACATGTTTGTAAATTAGGTAAAATAAAATTATTTTCGATTCCATCAACAATAACCTTTTCCAGTTTATAACAATTTCGAAACCCTGAATCAAACCAATTGACATTGGTTAAGTTTTTTAGTATAACCTTTTTTATTGTATAACAGTTGTTGAACATACAGGAGAAATTCGTCCCTTTTGATGTGTCAAGTGCAGGAATTGAAGTCAAAGCAGAACAGTTGCTGAACATATAATCGAAATACAGGCCGTTTGATGTGTCAAGTGCAGGGACTGAAGTCAAAGCAGAACAGCCGTTGAACATATAACTGAAATTCGTCCCTTTTGATGTGTCAAGTGCAGAGACTGAAGTCAAAGCAGAACATCCATCAAACATATTGGAGAACTGCATCCTATCCTGTGTAGGGAATAAAGGAGCATATATAAGTTTTGTGTCATCTGCATACTTTTTCGTATTTGTATAATCAGCAAGCAAAGACTTACTATATTGTATATCATTATCTATTTTATCATTCATGTCATCAGATTCTTCATCGGTATAACCTATTTCAGTGAAGTCATGTGTGGCAACCTTCACCTTCACTTCATTATAACCATATCCTTTCGGTTTGTAGTCATATGTGCCGTTTTCAGTCAATTCAACATCAAGTTTCTCAACCCCCTGTGATTTTGAAGAATTCAGTCCGTCTCCATATCCCTTATCCACATTCTTGCTTCTCGGTCCACCCAGAAATATTCCACAGCTTGCACTTGAATAGAGATTTGAGTTTATGGCATTGCACTGTCTTGTGTTCAGCTGGGGATAGTCATCTTTATTCTGCAAGAGAAAATGCTGAAGTCTCTCACAATAGAAGTCCGCTTTCTGCTGATAATAGTCATGTATCTGGTTCACCTCACTCACAGGCAACGGCTCCATCTTCTCATCACTCACTCTTTGAAGACCTGCATTGTCTATCTTCACTGATGTGATCATACATATATTGGCACAACTTTGATATGCAAGATAGTATTGACATTGAAGAAGAAGTCTGCCGTATGTCTCCCTCACGTCATCAATCTCAACCTGTCTTTTCAGTTCATCCAATAGAGCATCACCAAGGATTTCTCTCAAATTTATCTCCTGGCTCTCCCTTATGGCAGGAAGAAGAAGCTTGCCCGACATGTTATCACTGATGTTTGTCAGGTTCTTTATGCTCTGTTCAGTTATAAGTAAAATGTCCGTCATATTATTCAAGTGTAAATGGTTGTATGCTTATTTCTTTGTCCGTCAATTCTGTAAGAGTCTTTATCAACATGTGCTGCAAAGGTCTTATCACTGTCCTGTTATAGAGTTTGAATGCCTCACTGAACTCCTGTGTGTTGAAACCGAGATTGTCCTTGTTTATCCCTATGAGCTGCCCGTTGAACCTGAATGCCTTCAATATCTCATCCTGACTTCTCTCTATCAATGACTTGTATTTCTCACCGTAGTCATCAATCTCAAGTTTCTGCAATTCCGCACTGTGTTCCTTGTCATTTGCAAAACTCACTGCAATTCTTCCTGCATTCTCCGTCCCTGTAAACTTCTCAATCAAGTCATTCTCAATCTCATCAGCCTGTTCCTGATTAGGTATGCCATTGTTGAAAGTGATCAAATAACTCCCTGAAAATCCGTTTGCAAGTGCATTCAAATGAAACTGGTTTATTCTTCTCTGCATCTCCGCACACTCCACTGCCGTCTGCCAGGGACATACAGGATAGGTGGTTATACCTGAATTGTCATTATAGCAGAAGATTGATGAATAGACTGAATTGTCATCCTTATATGCAGGATAACTTGTGGTCTTCACCCTGCCCCATGATTTGTTCCAGTCCTTTGAGTAATAGAAAACAGTGTTATACTCATCACTTCTCAATCTCTCGAATGGTATGTAATAGAGTGATTTCTCACCTATCCTGTTTCTTATCACATTCACCGCATATCCACCGAAAGTGAAATAGTCCTTCATCAGTTTCTTTGACAGTTCATAGATTGTCTCACCCCTGTCATTGATTATAAAGTCATAGTCAATCTCTGTTGCATCACCCGCTCCAATCCCGTTTCCGCACACATAGTCAGTTGCTGTGTCTATGCAGGACTTCAATGTTGTGCAGGACAGATATAGACTTCTCAAATAATCAGGCCATTGATTGCCTTCACCCCATGAAATGAAACCCCTGTGCGTGTCAGTCTCAACCGGTGTGATAATGTTCTCCTGATCATATTTATTGATTGCCGAGAACACCATATACTTCTTGTCTTGTGTCATATCCTTCATTTTATATGTCTCTTGAATATTTATAACCTGATATTTTCTCATCACCCGACTTCACATCCACACTATAATCACCATATCTCAAAAGACCAGATGACAAAGTCTCATCACCTGACTTCAATTTATACTCATACTCACCTTCGGGAAAATCGGGTGTGAACTCAATGTTATAGTATTGAATGTTGAACTCACTGTCTCTCACTTCATACTCATACTCCTGTCTTGTGGTGGTGTTGAATAGGACAAACTTATACATTCCTGTGTCATTTCTTGATAAATTGACAGGAATTTGTATGTTTTTTGTCTCAATATCGGATGAAATGTATATCATTTTATTTCAATTTACAGGAATATATAAAAAAAAGACCGGACATATAATCCGGTCTTCATTCTCTCTTACCCTGATCAAGTCCTATCCTTCCAGTATGTCGGTGAGTGCATCAGGAGATATTTCATACGGGAACTCATCACTCTCATCCGTAAGTTCTATGGTATACTGGTTTGCGTCTGTCCTTGCGGCTCCGGTCTCTCCCGTACCATTTGACGCATAGACTGGTTCATTATATCCCAGATACCAGTATTTGCCGTTGTTGTCGAGCACTATGACGGCCATCTCACCAAGAGTGAGCGCCTGCATCTCTATCCTTTTCTGGGTTTCCATCTTGGCGAAATTGACTGAAAGCACGGTGGTTATGAAATTGACCCCATTGGCGGCGTCTATGGTCGCGGTGGAAGTGAAGGACGCGGCTCCTTTCTTGAACCTGTATGCCTGAAACTTCTTTGACGTGTTCATGGTGATGGTCTTTATCTGTCCGCTGGCGTCATCAAGGGACACTCCGGTCACATCGCTCCTATTTGCGACATACACTACCTGAATACCACCCCTGTTGGCGTCACAGTTTGCAGGAAGACCTGAAAATGTTTGTGGATTACATGCCATATTATATACAATTTTATTTTCTTTATAAAAAGGGAGATCATTCAATCTCCCTTTGATTTTATTGGAGATTAGGCCTCTGCCGTATAAACTATTTCATCTGGATAAGCGACATTCACACCTGCTGCAAAGTTGATTGCAAGTCTGAACTCTTGATTGTCATTGCTATACCAGAGTTTGAAGGTCTGGTCATCATCTTCTGCGGATACACCATAGAACATGTTTGAGAGACGACCTGCAACAATCTTGTCCTCACCTGCACCAGCAGTGCCATTGAGACCGGAAGTTGCGATCACCCTTACAGAAGTGCCAGGGAGAAGATACTCACCATCCTTATAGTCCGGATTGAAATGGTAAAGATTTGCAGCCACAAGATCCTGAATGAAGTTTCTATACATACCTTCACTCACAAATATTACAGTATCTTCCTTCATGACCACCTCACTCGGGATTGCGGCATAGACAGACTTGATAGCTTCATATGCTCCCGTTCCCTGTGCCACAACCACCTTTTTTGCGGTCGCTTCATTTGAGAGAATTTCAAGAAAACCGTCAAACTGATTGCCGTCAGCCTTCTTTCCCTGCCAGATCATCTTCTCAATACCTACCTTTACTCCATCAAGAACTCCGTTTACAAAGTCCTCCTCAAATGGAAGAGTCTCCTTTCCTGCTGTCAGTGCAACCTGATATGACGCCCATTTGCCGAGAAGTGCCTTATCACAGAAAGACATATTCACTTTGAGATATGCCGGATCAATATATCTCTGTGAAAGGGTTGAAGTCCCGGCATCATCCCAACCACAAGATCCACCATCACCGAATACGACATCAGTGGATATGAGATTGAGTGCGGTCTTTGATTTCACATCGGCCACAAGTGTAAGAAGTTCAGCCGTCTTTGCACCGAGAATAGTCTTTGCTATCAACGGAAGTCTCTGCTCATCAACATATGCAGGAAGACTGTTTACTATTGGATTTGCCATAATTATAAAAATTTATTTTGTTTATCTTTTTTATTTGGATCCGAAAATCCTTGAATATTTGTCAACTGTCTTGTTTCCTGTGGGATTCTTCTTGCCGACCTGCTCAAATTCATCAACAACAGGCTCTGCCACAGGTGCAGTCTCTATCTTTGAAACTCTCTCAATAAGTTCTGCAAGTGCTCTTTCAAGTTCTGCAACCCTGCCTTCAAGTTTCTCTATAAGGTCATCCTTCTCTGGTTCAGTTTCAGGTGTTTCAGTTTCAGGAGTTTCAGGTGCAGTCTCTTCAAGTTCCTCTGTTTCAGGTTTCTCTTCAACAGGTTTCTCTTCTTCAACCTCCTTGTCCTTGATTTCCTCCACCTTTCCATCCTTGACTACAAAGACCTTATCATCTGCAACATATTCACCATCTGGTGCAGAGTTCTCATCAAGATAGACCTCATCTCCGACTTCGAGCTGTTTGTCTCCGTTCCAAGTAAGTTCACCTTTGTCAGTAGAGACACCCTCAAACTGCAAGAGAATAGACTTCAATGCTTCTTTTAGTGATTTCATATTTTTTACTTTTTTATGTTTATCTTCAAATTTTTCTTCGATAAGGTTGAAAAGTCCCTGAACAGAAAATCCCTTGACTTCACCTGACTTCACCTTCTCCCAAACATGGTTATTGTTCACCTTATAACTTACGATCCATGAACCATCAGGTATGTCATTGAACTCAACAGGACAAATGTTTCTTTCTTTGTCAATAAGATAACTTTCAACCATAACTATACCATCAACAAAAGCAGAGTCATTGTGCTCTATATTGACAGAATTACCCAGACCGAACTTGAAATACTTCTCAATCAACTTCTTTATGGTCTCCTTTGAGAATTTGACATAGTATTCTTCACCATAAGGAGATACTCTATATATAGGTGTGTCAGCAAGAAGTGCAACACCAGTGATTATATGTTTCTCATCATCAGTAAATTGAAGGACTTTCTGTTCATCCTTTGAGAATTTGAGAAAATCAACCTTAACCGCAGGGAATTCTACAAGAGATACTGCATTCAACCCTGTCTCACAATCAAGCATATCTACAGTAATGTCATATACTTTCATCTTGATCAATTTTACTTTTCTGTAATATATAAGTAATGAAAAAAATATAAAGAATAGGACATACAAGATCAAAAAACAGGGTGTTTATGGTTATAACTAAAACATCCAAAACTTCAGAGTTTTTTTATGATTATCTATATAGAGAGAAACAAAAAAACTCTGAACTTTTGGATGTTTTAGTTATACTCTGTATCCATCTCTTATGCGACAAAAAAATATAAAAAGAAAGAACAGAAAATCAATTCTGTTCCTCCTATTTTTAGAAATTACTCTCTTCAACTCTCACCTTGACATCATTCTGTGCAGTGGTTATATCACTTTCAAGCACATATACCTTCACATTCTGCTGTCCCTCTGTTGTTCCCTCACTCACTGCATTCTGTAATGACTGTATATCTGTCTTCCCCATAACCGTCTGTGAATATGATGGAGCATATGAAGCTGCTGATGAACTTATTGAAGCACTTGCACCTGCACTTGATCCAGAAGACACAGAACTTGAAGAACTTGAACTCTTTATGGCAGCAATCTGTGTGGCAGCAGTAGATGCAATGGTGGCTGTCTTTGCTATGGTGGATATGAGAGACTTTGCATCAAGGGCAGCCTTTGTCCCTGCCGCTAATGCTCCTGTTGCCCCTGCCGTCTGTAAGTTTATGATTGCAGTCTCCTTTGCATAACCGGACCATAAGTCAAATATGGATGCAGCACTTTGACCAACTATGGATGCAATCTGGAATGCCTGCAATGCCTTCTGTCTCCTCTTGTATTCCTTTTCACTCAATTTACCTGTCTTGTATTGTTGATCAAGCAAACTATTCCATCCATCACCTATTGAACCCAGAATAGAAGAAATATCACTTGCCAGCTGTGAATATTCTTCTCTTTTTTCTGCAAGTTTCTCTATCTCAGCAATTTGATTATTGATTTCTGTCTGTCTTGTCTCTTCCTTGTCTGATGCAATCTGATCATTTATGTTCTTTATGATGTCAGCTCTCTTTTGCTCATATGATTTTGTGAGTTCAAGTGTGCTATAACCATACTCCTCATAAAGTGCAAGTTCTTCCTTATACTGGGCATCAAGTTCCTGCAATTGAAGTTGTTCAGGAGTCAGACTTTCTTCAAAAAGCCTGTTCTGTATTGCCTTTATCTTCTCATCCTTCTTGTTTTGTTCATCCAAGAATACCTTGTCCTGCTCTTCAAGATAGGTGTTAATGTCATCAAAGGACTGTTCTATAATCTCATTTGCCTTTTTGAGACTATCCGACATGGAATCAGAACTGTCTTTCACCGAATTCTGGGCTGAAACCAACTGACTGTAGATGTCCTTTGACTTTTCTGTAAATTCCTTCTCCACCCTGTAATAGTTTGCCCGTACCTTTGCAAGATTCTCATTGTCTTCCTTTGAGTTAGGTGCCTGTGCCGCTTTCCACTCGGCAATGTCAAGTTCCTCTTTCGCTATTGCAAGTCTCTCCTGATTTATCTCCTTTTCAAGATCGATGGCCTTCTGGAGAAACTTCTGTCTTTCCTCCGAAGAATACTTGTCGGTTTGAACAGCCTGAAATTTGAGTTTTGAAATTTCAGACTCCTTTCTTGCGGTCTCCTCCTCTTCCTTTCTCCTTCTCTCTTCAAGTGCAATCTGTCTCTCTGTGTATTCGGTTGAAACATCAAACATGGTCTTCTCCGCATTCACCACGTCCTGCATCTGTTTCAGTTTTGCATCAGAGACAACTCCAATCTTGTTGAGCCATTCGGCAATCTTCACACTGCCTTTGGCAACACCGTCAATAACAGAAGTATAGAGATTGACAAACCCCTCCACCGCATCAGAAAGAATAGAGAAACCCTTCTTTATACCATCCACCACAGGATTGAACACAGTGAGAACAGTCTTCAATACACCTCCTATCTTTGACCAGCTCGACAACACATTTCCTGCCAGTTTTGAAATCCAGACAATGACATCACCTATGACATTGACTATTTTACCCATCACCGTCTTGAAACCGTTGATTATGGGTTCAAGTTTAGAAAATGCAACCTTCAATTTGTTTGACGCTTCTTCATTTGACTTGAAAGCAGAAACCAATGCCTTTACAGCAACAACCACAGCAGCGATGACGGCACCTATGGGATTAGCGATAAGTGCCTTGAATGCCTTGTTTATTCCACCTATACCTGTCTTTACCAGTGCCATAGGATTGTTCAGGGCTTCAAATTTCTCACCTATCTGTTCAAGACCACCAGTGAATGCACTTGCATAATTGCCGACATTTCTTTGATAATTTCCTATTGAAGCATCCATAGACTTCAACTGGTCATTGATACCGTTTATCTTCTCCGCAAGCGCACTCCTTTCAGTCTCGTCATTAGTAGCCTTGAACGCTTTTTTGAGTTCGGACATCTCCTTTGACAGTGCATTATAACTCCCGGCGGCAGCATCAGATTTTGTCTTTGAAACTGAAATTGCATCATTATATGCACTCTGGACTTTGTTGAGATCAGACAGAGTGTGTTCATATTCATCGGTGTCTTCATCCATTTTAGACAGGGATACAGACAAATGCTCTATTGTAGTCTTGTAGTCCTTGAATGTCTTGATGGAAGAAAGAATGTCATCATCCATTTCTTCAAGTTCATCCGATAAGGACTTTATGTCTTCAACGGCCTTGGATACATCTACCGAGACCACTTTCTTTATTTCTTCTGCCATAGTTATTTAGATTGAATTATTGTAAGTACAGTTATATATTTGTATGTGAATGTGAGAGTGCATGTCCTTTCCTGTCCGGTGTCATTGGCCTCTATATATACAGTCACCCTGTTGTCGGATCCAAGTTTTGCGGTTGCCCAGTCGGATGAAGGACGGACATAAAAAGCATATTTGGAAGTGTCTATCACAGTGTTGAATTCCACATTGACACTCTGTTTTGTGTTGTCCGCTTTTATGACCGAAGGTGTGACTGTAAATTCACCATCCTGTCTTACATACACATCTTTGAACTTGGTGAGATAATTCAGTGTGAAATACCCGGACCGTTCATCCAATCCGGTGTTCTCCTGATATTTTATTGTGATGCTCGGCACTCCTGATGAAATCCCCGATGTAACTGTGAACCA